TTTGTAATTATGGGTAAAAACGCATTACCCACTGTTTCTTTAATTTCATTAAAAGCAATCGCCAATCGGTCTAATCTACCTTGATATGTGTTAGCAGCAGCATCGGCTTGACCTTTAAATGTGTCAGATAATGTTTTAACTAATCCGTTGTAATCTTTGGTTTTGATAATGTTCTCATCAATTGGTACCCCAAGACGTTTTAAGGCCGTAAAATTGCCTTGGTAAGCCTTTGCAAGGGCATCTGTGACAGACCCTAAATCTTTACCTGAACCAGCACTAACATCTAAAGCCAACTTTTGTAATTCTTGGGCTTTTGAAACATCACCAGTTGTAGTCAAAAGTCTTGAAAGGCTTGGCCTTAATTGGTCGTCTGCAACACCGCTTGCTCTTTGTAATACGTCAACATATTTTTCTACACCAGCTATTTGTGCGTCTGTTGCTTTAGTTGTGTTTCGTAATGTTGTTGCTAAAAGTGTTTGTGCTTTTTGGTCCGCTATTGCACCTTGTATTGATTCTTTAAAAAAGTTTGTTATTTGAACTGTTGCAAATGCCCCAGCGATTACTCCACCAAGTTTTTTTAAAGATTTGCCCATGTTGTCAAAACCACCAGTGGCTTGCGCACTTGTTCCAGAAATACCACCTAAAGCGCCTTTTGCTTTTGTTATATCTGCAATAGCACTATTTAAACCTTTAGGACTCCATTCAGAAATTACCGGTACAACAATTGCCATTTATGCGTACCTCTTTCGTAATTCTTCTGTGCCTTTTTTAATTGCTTCTTGTAAAACTTTGTCTACTTCTACAACAACACTATCGCGATATTTGTCAGCAGCCGGCCAAACAAATCGCGAAGCCCTACCAATCAAGTTTAATGCACCAATTAAGTATTCGCCTTGACCATTGATCATGTGACGTCTTGGTCTTCCTTTATATTTATATTCTCTTGTTAATTCACCGTATCTAACTTCGTTACGTCTACCAGCCATATCAGCAATTTCAACAGCAGCGTTTTTCACAATAATTCTAATTACGGCTTCTTTTCCACCACGTCTTGATCTACCACGTCTTATATTTGTTTTGACGGCAACTTTTCCACTTGGCCATTTAGTTCTGCCTTTATGAACAAATCCACTTAAGGGTGCAATACTTGGAATGTTATTTTGAATTGCTTGTCTCATTGGGGCTGTGACAGTATCTAAATTAGTTACCATTGATTTATAAATTTCAGCATCAGTTTTTTTAAGTGTTGCTAACGCTTGTTTTAATCCTGGTATTTCTGTTGATACTGCCACAATTACCTCTTTTGACTTGAACGCCAACGCAAATACATACTCATTGTGTAAAGCATTCTGTCGGACTGTTCTAAAAGAACACTTGGAGCGATACCTGTTTCACATGCCAAATAGGCTATGAACCAATGTTCGCTTTGCTCTCCAGGGGGACTATTTTTGGACTTTCTTCAGTTGTGTCAATATCTTCAACAACCTCAAGCCATTGTTCCCAAGATAATTCGCTTTGTTTTTTACGATTTAATGCGTGCCATGCTAACCACAATAAATCTGTTAAGCGAAATTCTTTTTCAAGTTTTGCAACACTTCTGTCAAACTTTTCTTCAAAAGCGACAAAATCTGGTGCTGAGCAAACTACTTCTACATTTTTGCCATCGTTGTAAGCGACTCGCAGGTTCATTTTCATTAGGCTGTTGTTCCTCTAGTTACTGTTCCGGATACTGGCCAAGTAACGGATAGTGTTGCAATATCGCCAACGCTTGAAGCGAATGGTGAATAAGCATTAACTAAACATACGGCTGTATATTTTGGATTAGTTGCATTTACTGTTCCAGAAGTTGGTGTAATTGTTACGGTAGACAATGTTCCTAATAATGGGAAGATTGTTGCGTCTACTGAACCAGCGCCAAAATCTTGTAGGAAGTTCAATGTAACGGAAGCCTGTTTTAAGCCACCGATACGTGTACGATAACTAGAACCAAAAGTTGTGGTCTCGATATCGTCTGCTTCAACGCTTAATTCAACAGAATTAAGTGCAGAAGATAAATCTGCTGTACCTACGGTTACCACGTAGTCAGTTGCGACAAATTTTGCCACGTCATTACTCCTTTGCAAAGTAGTGCGCAGGTGATTTGATTATGCTATTACGGACACAACGAATTCTGCCCCTAGATAGTTTATCTCACCAACAATAATACTACCGTAAGAACGCATTTGAGTTACGCGACAATCAAAGCAACTGCCACCTAAAGTTTTATCTGCTTCAATGGCTGCTTTAACACTTGTTGCCCCAGTTGTGGCACAGAAGCCGTCCATTTTACTTTGACTTGTTCGTTCGGAAACTTGTCCGACTAATAAAGTCACAGTAAATTCTAAAGTGTCAGCACCACGTCTAAACGCTGTATCAAAAATAATGTTTGTTGGTTGAACAATCGCTATTGGTGGACTTGGATTATCTGGAACAAAAGATGATGTTCTTAATCCTGATATCGTTGCTAATCGTGTTGCTAACCCAGTACGGATATTTGAAATTGAAGCCATTAAAACAAATTCCGTAATTTACGATAAGGCATAACTAATTGTTCAACGTCCGGATCAAGACGACTTACGCGAACTGGTCCAAAATCCCCAAATCCTGCAACACCTAAAGGAGAGTCAAATCTTTTAAAATATCTTGATGATTGAATTATTGTTGCTTGTTTAATAGCATTTGGAACAGCACTCCAACCCCAAACACCGGTTATTTGAATTAGTGCTTGACCACTTCCATTTGGGTAAGGCCAATAAGGGAATAGGTAATTACCTACTGCTCTTATTTTGGTGTAAGGCCAAGCGATTCCATCAAGAACACCATTTATTGGTTCAAGTTGAATATCGGTTGAAGCCCAAGTTGTGTCATAAGAAATTGGGTTTGAGTTCATTGAACTTTTAACAATCAGTCCATTAGTTGTTGCAAGGTCGTCAATCGGTAAAATATAGTCATCGTAAGCAGAAAATACTCTTACGGCTGTTCCTTGATTCCAAAATGAACGACTACAAAATCCGTCAATTGAACGGCTTGCTGATTCGGTTGCTAGTTCGATTAAATCGTTATCGACATTGTCGGTAATTCTTAGTGCTGCCTTAACTTCGTTTAAGGAAGCGTAACCATTAGTTATTGCCATTAGACTCCTAAGTTCCTACTCTAGTCTAGTCTATCCTTGACCCCAATTGCCTTTGTATTTTATTAAAAAATCGTTTTCTAAAACAAGGTTTTCCCTACCGAATAAAATTTCTTTTTTTGTCGCGTTTTTATCAGTTAGGTCGGGGAAAGCGATTCGGACATTTTTAGCCATTCTACAATAATCGGTAGTCCAAGAAATTTCGCATTTAATGGATTCCTCTTTAGATTTAGGCAACGGAATGTTTATTTGAGATAAAATTTTTCGTTCATAAATACCCATATACATTCCGTAAGGAGCAGGGTCGTTGGTTAAAGCAATAGAACCTTTTTCGTTTAGTAGTTCAAAGATTCGGTTATCTTTAATTACTACGGAATCTTGCAAGAACATAAATCTTTCAATGTTTGTATTGTTATACACCCAATTTATTTTGCCTAATTCGTAAGTAAAATCACTTAAAATTAAAACAGGGTTTTGAATCGATTTTAAACATTGAGCCAACCATTCTTCTCGATTAGGGGTTGTCCCAATTACAATCATATTTTCTCTTTAATTAAAGTGCTTGATATTCCTTTAGTGTATGGAATGTAAATTAAACTTATGTTGCGCTCATCTAACCAATCTTGGTCAAATTGCATTTGTTGATAATAATTTTTACGCGCCCAATCAGACCCAATTGCGATAATGTCTGGTTTACATTCTTCAATAGCAGGTTTTGAATCTCGTCCACCAAAATTAGGGATTACAAAATCTACATATTTACAAGACAATAAAACTTCATATCTTTGTTCATAGTTTAAAATTGGTTTTGTTTTTTTGTATTCATAAATAAATTCATCTGTATTAAGCGAAATTGTTGTAGTTCCTAATGGTCCGGCTAGTTGATTACAGCGTTTAAGGAAATTAACGTGTCCGGCATGAAATAAATCAAATGTTCCACCGGTATAAATTTTTAGTCCCATGAGTTTTGTTTTCTAACAATTAAAGACCAATCTCCTTGGCTTAAATCATTTAACCCTTTTTTTCTATTAAAATAAATCATATTTGCTTGAAACGTTTCAGGGTTTTTGTTTCGTAATGCGGCTTTTAACGTACTGCTATTTTCGTGGTTTATAAAAATATCCGATAATGTTGTAACAATGTTTTTTTGACCACAACGCCATTCGTATTCTGTATCCTCAAAATATGCAGGATAAATTGCTTCATCAAATAATCCTACTGTTTCAATAATTTTTGACCCGATACTAAAAGCACACCATCTAGGATTACCGTTTGAAAGAAGTAAAGTTTCGCTATTTGAATTTTTAGCAAACATCTCTAAAGAGCCAGCATCAAATTGAATATCGTTATTCACGATCAACCAATAATCGGCAAAAGGTAAACTTTTAATTCCTAAATTCCAAGAAACAGGAACCCCTAAATTGGACGGCATTTGCAAATGGTAAAGGTTTTGTATGTTTGGGTTTTTGAAAGAGTATTCCCAATTTGCTTCTTTTCCGTTATCCACAACTATTGCGTTTTCAATAGGGTAGTCAATAGATGAAAGCATTTGGTCTAATAAATCGTGTCTATTCAAAACCGGCACGATAAGGGCAGGAATCATGCGTTTAAACGCCCCCAGAAGCCTTTTGCGCTACTTTTATTGGGATTATGGGTTCTTGGATACCCAAAAGGAATTCATCGCTATAAATGCGTTCTAAGGCTGGTAACCACGCTGTTTCAAATACATAGTCGGCATCATATTTTTTAGCGTGCGCAATTGCTTTAGTTGAACGCTTACGCCCATTGTTATACGCTTCTTCTAAAGCGTTTATTATTTCTTTAACATTTGGGGAATGAAGCCAAGCGTTTTGCATAGCGTCCCAAAATGGTTGTCCGTCCACAACCCAACCGTCACCAACTAATTCTGGTTGTGCTGAAAAATTTGAAACAATAACTGGAGTACCACAAGCCTGTGCTTCAATTACCGGAATACCAAATCCTTCACCCATTGAACATGCCAATAAAACATCTGTTGCTGTATATAAAGTTGCTAGCGCTTCTTGTGGAACACCAATTCGATAAGCATATTGGTCTATAAATTTATATTTATTTTTTGGTACACCAACTGCTTCTAGTAATTTATGTAAATTAATTCCCCCAGATGAACCGACATCTTCCGAATGTATATACAAACGAACGTCATCATGTTTTCGACAAAATTGACTAAACGCTAAAAGGTTTTCTGCAAATGCTTTACGATTCGGAGTTATCCCTTTATTTGCTGCAAACATAGAAACAACAAAAACATCTTCGTCATATCCCATAAATTCTCTGCCTGTAAAATCTCTTTCATTATTTGATATTTTATTTTTAGGTTCAAAAACTTTTTCAATAGCGTGTGGGATATATAAACAATCAACATCTTTTGTGTTTAACATTTCTTTACCAAATTCTGACATAGCAATTGGAAGAACGTTTGGTTTACGACACCAAGTTAAAACATCAGGAGGTGTTGGTAAATGGTCTATTGGAACCCAAGAAGCGATAGGTAAATTATCAAATCTTGAATTTTTTAAAACCCAAACATCAAATAATGTAAATAAAATTGTTTGAGCATTTATGTTTCGGCTAGCCCAATCTTGAACATGTGCTGTAATAATATCGTTGGACCAAAGATCATAGCCCCTTTGATAAATTTGAATACCGTTCCAACTTGTGTTATTGCCCTCTAACCCATAATTAGAAATTATTGCTGTTTTGTAGTTTTCTTTTTGGAGCCTCGTTGTGACTTGTGCGCTTTGTTGTCCGTAACCGGTGCCTGCCCAAGGGGCGTTTGAATACCAAATGACGGCTCTATCATGTGCGCCAGATTTATTCTTAATAGGTAAGTTGCTATATCGTCTGGCAGATTTATTGGAACGTTCTTTATTATTATTTTCATTAGACACGCAGTTCTCTTTTCTCTCGCAGGTAAGTGTAGCCTCAACCCTGCGCTGTCAAGGCTACACGTTTAGTTAAAGGGGCGCTGTTAAGCAGTGCCGCCTCTAAAGACATTTACTGCACCTTGTTGTGGAAGTCCACCATCAAGACGTAGTATCGCACGGAATGTCACCAAGTCGTTAGCAAACGCATATTCATCTGAACGAACAAATGAAAGGTCGCGTACTTGACGTACATGGTATGTAGGCAAATGACCGAACAACACGCTTTTTACAACGGTTCCAGCGTTAGCCATATCTGGGTTTTCATAAATTGAATAACCTAACAAACGGTCTGGCTGACCTGCTTGTAATGATGGTTCAAATAAGTATTGACCATATGAGTCTTTCAATTTACGAACGGCTGCTAATGAATTTGAGTTCATCATCCAACCGGTTCCTGGCATTCTACGGTAAACAGAGTTTACTGAGTATGAAAGGTCGATTAGATTGTCGCCTGTAAATGCACCGGTTACGCCAGTTCCACCGGTTACACCGGTTCCTGCTGAAGTAATGATACCTGTTGGTTCTGTGGTTCCTGTTCCCAATGTTAATTTATTGTTTACAGAAACACCCATGGCTATACCGGCTTGCTTTGCAAGGAAGCCAAGAATATCCACACCTGAATCTTCTAACATTTCAGATGAAATTTGGGTTAGGAAAGAGAACTTGAAAGCACCCAAAGTTAGGAAACTTTGGAATGTTGGGTCGCTCTCACCAATAGCAGAACCTTCTGCTGTTGCTGTTGCACTTGAGTAGGCGTTTGTTCTAGGAATTTGTAAATTCTCGCCACCTTGAGTACGGATAATTGTTGAGGTTTCCAACATTGGACCCACAACAACCATGTGTTCGATAAGTTGGTCATAAAATGACGTTGGAATTGGTGCGCCTGTATTTGTTTTTAATACATCGCGTCTTTCGTTTGGACCAAATGTTGCTGAACGTACGTCACCTCTTGCGAGTTTACGGAATAGTTCTGCTTCGTCATTTTGTGATTTATCTACACGAATTTCGGCTTCTACTCTTGAAGTAGCAGCCCTTTCTTCGCGTTGCGCATCTGCTCTTAATGTTTCAATTGTTTTGGCTCTTGCGTCCAAATCTTGCATGATACGGTCATACTTTTGTTGTTCTTCACCGTTTAGGTCACGGCTTTCAGAAGCAGCAGCATCAAGAAGTGATTTTGCTTCTTCCCATGCTTTAGCGCGTGCTTCTACTTGTTTGTTAATGTATTCCATTATTCTCCGTTTTTAGGATTGGGATACTATGCGGCTCCGCATAAGTGATTACGAAAGTGGCTCCACTTAATCGTCTTATTATTATTGCAGAAATTTAGAGTTCTATTTTTCGGGTTTCTGCTGGTTTAATAACTCGTTCTTCTTTAGGCTTTAATTCTTCATGTTCTTCAACAATCGCTTTTGCGATATCGTCTACTAATTCGTAAATAACACCGGATTCAGGATAACCGGCTACTTTTAAAATTGCTTGTTTTATGGACTCTTGATTCATAAAGCCTTTCCTAACAATTCAAGTTGTTTTCTTTTAAGGGCTAATAAATCTTCGGTTGTTGGTTTATCCTCTTTTAATTTATTGACCACTTCTACAATTAAATTGGCAGAATCCTCATTTAATTTTTCACCGTTCTCTAAAGCCATAATTGCGTCAGATAGTTTATCTGGATCAACGTTAGTTCGGGTAGCCAAATAATCTATTGTACGAATAGTTGCTGTTGTATCCTTATAAGCAGGGAATCCTGTTACAACGGATACTTCATGTAATCTTATTTCGTTCAATTCTCTTTTACGGCCATCTTTAGACCATGAGTCCCCATCTTTACCTGCTGTTGTGTCAGGCAAAATTGCTTCTGCTAATAATCCTTGACTATCTTCTTTAAGTTTTAAAGTTCTTGAACGTGTTGAAGCCAAAACCATATCCATATTGTGGTTCATAAACATTTTAACTTCGTTACGTGAACGTAACGATTTACCAAATGCTCCTGGTTTAATTCTTTCAACAAAAGGTAATGGTTCGGAATCTTTATCAAATACTGCAGCATATCCGGTGAAACGCATACCGTCTTGTTCTCCATCAATACGCAATTCAAAATCTACGTCATTCTTTACACGGCGCTCTACTTTATTCACTGCTGTTTCCTTTTCTTCATGTAATAAGTTTACATTGATTGAAGCATACTTTCTTTCATTTTTTTCTGCATCTATTCTTTCAACTAAGTTAATAGCGTAATTCATTGTTCTAGTTGCTGCTCTTTTACTTGGACCGGAACCCCACAATAAATGCGCGACTAAACCAGCACCTGGATATTCTTTATCACTAGGATTACTATTTTTAGGAGCATCTAAATCAACCATGTGTCTTGCAATCCAAGGACCGATTTTGCGCCATTTTGCTTCAGTAATTTCACCACGCGCCATATCTCTTGCAGCACTTATTGTTGCTGGAACTAATCCATCTCCACCTAAACCATCTTCATAATATGCTAAACCACGTCTTGCAGCAGAGCGCATATATGCTGGTGCAGATAAATCTATTGCGCGACTATCTTCTTCTTCGTCTTCACTTTCACTTTCATAAATAAAAGGATTACTATTTTCTTCTTCTTCTTCTTCTTCGTATTCTGGGAGTGGTGCAATTTTACTTAAAGTTGAGAATTTATGACCAACAAAAATATCTGTATCTTCATATTTGCCGTCTTTTACTTCTTTATAAATTTGAATTAAAGCCGCTGGATTATCTGGTGTTCCATTAACAGTTACACTTGAGTTTGGCACGTTAATAGAACCATCTCTAACAATTTCAACTATTTCACCACGGGCTGACCCTCCTGATGAATCCCAAATAACATAGTCGCCAACTTTTAAATCATTAGGTTGTGCTCTTTCAATTAACTGTTGTGTTTCCATAATCTCCACCGGTTTTTCTTCCCACTTGTTACAATAGTAGTCGTCTCTTACTTCTTCTTTCCATAAAGAACAGTATCCACTTGCAAAAAAAATACAATTAGCGCAATATCTGCCCTCTGGAACATCTTGGCTATTTGCTGGTCGATAATTGTCCGGTAAAAGTCTTTCGCCACCTGGTTCAATATCCTCGGCTAACGAAGCAGCGACCATGTGATTTATGGCTTTTTGTTTTGTTTCGTGACAGCCAACAACTTCATAAGAACCGTCATCTAATCTTTTGACCATAGCCCAATTAGGGCATTCTGGTTCTGTATTTGAAATAAAATATGGCATTACATTGTCACCGCAAAGTAACTCACAACATGTTCCGCTTTTGTAGCAATAGCGTAAATTTTATCTTCTGGTGCTAAAACAATTTCAAAAGTATCTTGTTTAAGTAACCTTAATCCATTAGAAGTAGTTACACTTGAGCCACCAAGATAAACAGTATCAGTATTATCATTATTGTGTAAATGTAATTGTATTGGGACAACACTTAATGGACCAATAAAAGTTGGGTTTGTTCCAATTGTTACTGTACCGTGATAAATCATTTGTCGTATGGTCCTAACGGATCAGTAGGACTTAACTGTGCTAATGGTTGCAAAGCATTTGATGGAATACCTGTGTGTGGGATATCCGGTAAATTAAATGCTTTCATAACAGCCATCGGTTCAAATCCACTAGCAATAAGTCTTTGAGCGATAACAGTTAATCTTTCAGTTTCGGCTATATTTGCTGCTGCTAAATTAACGTTTGCCAATGGAACTCTATAAGAATCTCCACCATCTACTGGTGTCATATCTTCTAATTTTCTTATATCGTTAATTGAAAGGAATCCGGCTTGGTTACCTGTTGAATAGGCTGCAAATCTTGTTGAGATATCGCCTCGCAATAAACCATCAACATTGAATTTTATATAAACGCCTGGTGGTAATAATCTTGAATACGCTGCTTCTATTTTAGTTATATACGGTCTTAAAGTGTGTGTAACAAATTGAATACCGTTTGCTTCAACACTTGCATAAGACATTGAGCCTGGAGTTGTTACAGAAATCATGTGTGGTGGGACTCTAAAAATTCTTGCAATATCTTCAATTGCTAGTTTGCGCGATTCAATCATTTGCGCTTCGTTAGGGTCTACACCAGTTTTAACAAATTTTGCGCCACCGTAAAGTATTCCTGGTCTATGTGCTTTACGAACTCCTTTATGGTGTTGTTCGTAACCTTCAACTAAATCAACCGCTTGTTCTCTTGTTAGGTTTCCTGGATATTCGATAACGCCAGAAGTTATTGAACCTTGACCAAAAAATCTTTGTGCAAATTCATCTAGCGCTGCTGCTAAACCTAAAGCGTCTTTTAGTTCGTCTATTCGACTTTTGCCTCTTATTTCACCTGGTAAAAGTAGTTCAGTTAAATGCAACATATCAATTGACGGTATAACAAATTTTCCATTGTCAATAAGATATTCAATTCTTCTATTATTTTCATTTCTTTGAACTATAACTCTTTGTGGGTTTAAAACAACAAGATTTATAGGCTTGCCTGTTGTATCTCTATAAATTCTGACAAAAGCATTTCCGTTAAGTAATAATGAAACCATTACTTGTTGGAAGTGTTCAATTAAAGATAATTCTGCGTCTGGGCGATAAGTCCATTCCGGTCTTGGTCTAAAAGGGATACGTTCATCATTGTCATTGGTGTAAACATCTAAAGGCAACGTAGATATCGTGTCAGATAATAATGTGACACAAGAATATAAAGCACCAATTCTTAAACTATCAAGTTGGGTAATTTCAACGCCCGCTTTAGTTGCAAAAGCGTAACTATCGCCTACCCCAAAAATGGTTTGAAAAGAGATTGCTCTTTTTTCAAATAAATTATTCAGCATTTCTCTCCATCGCTATTCCAAATAAAATTACAAAAGTTCCTGCAATAATTAAACCTGCCGGCACGGCTAACAAAACTGCTCCGATTGTTATTAAACTAGCACCTAGAATTTGTAAAATTGTGCTCATGCTACTCCTAAAGTGACCAAAATCCAGGGACTACTGTTTCTTGCTGACGATACGCTGTTGCTCTATCATAAGCAATAATACTCGCTACTGCTCCATCTATTTTACGCGATGAAGATTTGTGTTCTTTTACTATTCTAGGTCCTAGTCTATCAACTTTTAGTATCGCATTTGAAATATGTCTTGAAATCAAAGGATTGCCGTCATGACTTAAATTTTCACCGGTAACGCTGTCATAAAACTTTGCACACGCTGGAACCATACGAGTTGCAGAAGTAGACGGCCATTCAACAATTGGAATACCAAGTTCGGCTAATGCTTGCATACTTCTTTGCCAACGAAATGGGTCACACGCTACTTCTTTTACTTTGTAATCGCGACACCATTCAATGATTGTATTTTCTACGTCAGCGATATCTACGCGCCAATCGTCTGTGTCTTCTGGTTGTTTTTCCCATGCTCGCACTAAGAATACGTGAGGTTTTTCCTCTACGGTTACACCGACAATAACTGAAGCATCACCACTAAAAGAACCATCAAAACCTAAAATAATATCTTTATCTTTATAGTCTTTTGACTCAACTAATTTATCCCATGTTCCTGCTGGTAACCATGCTTGTTTAGAGGAAACCCAAGCATTTGTTCTTTTTGTACGAAACTCTGCTTCAGGTGTACGCTTTACTGCTGATTCAAAATCCTCAATATCGTTAATATCATTAAAACCTGGATTACCTAATTTCCAAGTTTCGGGACTTCTATGATCTGCTTCTATTGGGGCTTCCCACCATGACATAAAAAATGTTGGGTCATCTATTTCTTTTGTAACAATTTTTTTACCGTAATTATAAAGACGATAACAAATTGAATCTTGACCGTTATTATCTGTTCTTACACCTGCTGTTGTAATTGCCATAAGTAAAGCGTTTTCGCGAGCACCGGAACCTAATTGAAGCACGTTATAAAGTTCATCATTTGGGGCTGCATGTAATTCGTCATAAATAACTAATGTTGGGGATAATCCTTCTTTAGAAAACGCTTCGCTTGATAGCACTCGATAAATTGAACCGGTACTTGGTACTTCAATAACGTCTCTAAAAACTCTACATTGATCACGTAAGTCCGGTGAAGCCTCAACCATTTTCTTTGCATCATTAAAAACAATTCGTGCTTGTTTTCCATCTGCTGCTGCTGAATAAACTTCGCCACCTTTTGGTCCCATAAATAAACCCCAAAGTGCAATACCAGATGATAAAGCCGATTTTCCATTTTTTCTAGCCATTCCAACAAGAGCGTTACGGTGTTTAAATTTGCCGTCTGGTCTTAAAGCAAATAAATGATTTAATAATTCGTGTTGCCAATCTCTTAAAATTAAAGGGTCACCGGCTTTACCGGCAACGGTGTCTTTAGTTTGTATACACAAAGTTTCAATAAAATCAGCGACCTCTAAACCAATGCTTCTTTTTAAATCTTCTTGTGAAACTTCTGTAAGCCAACGGGGTGGCCAACTTTTACTGTTCGTATTCACGTTGCGCGGCACGTTCTCTTAATTCCTCTAGTTTCGATTGGCGATGAACTTCTGCTACTCCGAGTCTACTTCTATCAGTTGGTGTAAACCCTAATAGACTCAAGTTATTTACTATTTCTCTTTCAAGCGCTCTTAATGCTTTACGTTCTTCATTTCGATTATCGTTCCAAACTCTTGCTCTTAATTTTGAACGCTCATCTACTTGTTCGCAAACCATAACTAATAACTCTAAATCGGTGTTCGGTGATATCCAAGTTATGCCTGCACCCCAAATACGGTCCCATAAATCTCTACCTGGACCGAATAATGGTCTTGATGGTTCCGGTATTGCATGCGCACCAGGTAATAAAACAATATCTTTTTTATTTGGTAACGGCCTTTTGCCTGGATTACCTAATTTTCTTTTACGTTCAATAGGCACAGGAGGGCGGCCAACTTGACCACTCATTTTGAACTCCTAACCTGGAACCCAACCTTTGTTGAATTCTTTTAATGCATTACGTTTAGTTGAACGACCTCTATCGAATAGTCTTTCGACTTCTTCTATTTCCATTCCAAGTCGTTGTGATATTTCATCATCACTTAAGTTTAACGCTTTTAATTCATGAATGATATCTGCCATTTTTACAACATAATGATTTCCTCTTGCACGATTATGTCTTATTGTTGCAAGTCGCGATAACGCTTGGTCTAAATTAGTTAAAGTAACAACCGGAACTAAACCATCTGTAAGTTTTTGAACTTCTTTATCTTTTAATCCTAAAGTCCATCTATGAAATCCATCAACAATTGTTCCGTCTGGACTTATAACAATTGGTTGAGTCCAACCGTTTTCTAAAATAGATATTTTCAATAATTCCATTTCCGGTGGCGCAACATGGTTAGGGTTATAGTCGTTTGCTGTTAAAGTTGTTGGGTCTACCCATTTAAGATTTTCTAATGGTTGTTTTTCTTTGCTCATGTTTTGCTCTCCAAATTACTATCTAGTGTTGGTTGTATTTCCCATAATCTATTTTCATCTTTTATTTTTTGTAATTCGGCTTCATATTTTTTTAACATTTTTGGAAAATCTGGGTGTTCAAATTTTATTGCGACAGCGTTTAAACTTCTGCGACCTTTATAGTCACCACGCATTGCAATTGAAGCCAAGTATTTCCAAGACACCCCACTTCTTGGGTGTTTAGCGTCTACAAGTATTGGTAAACCACCGGTCATTTTGTAATGACTATCAATCATGCTCATTATGTTTTGTACGACTTCGCCTTTTGCGCTTCGTTCACCGGAACGTTGTCCGGCTTTTTCACTTTTAGGCATATCGAATCTAACTCTTGCTTTAGTTTCAGGTTGTTTTTCTAATAATTCTTTAATGTAAGAAGCCCAATTTATTCCGTAAGGTTTTTCAATACCACCACCGAAACCGTAAAGTTCTGTGTTGGAATATCTTGCTGCCGTTGCAACACCTGGGGCGCGTGCAATCATTTTGTCCCAAATTTGTGGGAATGCTTCTTTGAACACCCAAAGTTTTTGCATTGGTTCTTCACCGAAAGGTGGTGCGCATCTTTGAGCATGTGCAGGGATTCCAAGCATTTCTAAATTATCGTAAGCGTGGTTGTAATCCCAATTATGTATTGCTGGTGCTGTCCAAACGTCTTCTGTTTGCCAATCGTAAATCGGATAGCCTTTATATATACCGTCAGTTAATTTTATTATGTAATTATCTTCTTTTCGATTTGTTACGGCTGCTTGTCGCATTAAAGATTCTTGAGCACGAATACCTAGTAAATAAATTGAGGAACCACTTTTGTTATCTATTAAATGATTTATTTCTGGCCAACCTGGGCGTTCGTGTCTTTCTAAACCCTCTAAAAATGGGAGAGAGGTTATTGCACCTTCCGGTAATGGTCGCACCCATTTATCTTTATCTTCTGGCGCCCATGGATACCAAAATGGGTCTTTACTTGAGCAAGCATTACGGCACTGTAAAGGTACGCAATACCATTCTAAATTAACTCTCGGATCATGTTGGACCCTTGTAACGTATTCAACTGTTTCAAGTGGGATACATTCTTCATCATAAAAGATTGCTCTTAGAGGTAGACGACCACGTCTCTCGGCTACCTCTAAAGCAGTATTCAACACCGCTGTTGAATCTTTTCCACCGGAAAATGAAACTGTGACATTATCAAAAATGTCAAAGATTCGTTCAATTCTATCGATAGTTAATGAGTAAACATCTTTATCGACTTTTTGATTCCGGTAATGTTGTGCCATTTATTTTACTAACACTCTATCTCTTTGGTCATACAATTTTGCTTCATCTTGTTTAAATTTTGAAACAAAATAAGTTATTCCACCGGATAATGCGATAGTTAATAATGAACCGGCAACAATGAAATGCCAATCTTTTGTAGCGTTACCGTAACCAAGTAATGGCACACCGATAACGATTGCAGATAGGATTCCGTAAAATACTCCAGATTCGTGAACGTATTTAGCCCACATCAACATTAAAACTGTTGGTATTAAAGTTGAGGCACGCATTGTTCCGTAGAACATTTGGAATTGCCATATTTGTAATCCAGGTATTAACGCTAATGGAATTGCAAGTACGGTAATTAAAATCATTCCGATTCGAGAGAACGCGACTATTTGTTTTTGGTCTGTTGATTTTGTTAAATCGTGACCGAACAATGAAGCGATAGCACAAAGATGGCTGTCAAGTGTTGAAACTAATCCCGCTAATATGAAGAACAAAAATGGGATTACTGTCCAACTTGGTAAAAATGTTTGAACGGCAGTTAGGTTAGTTAATTGTTTGTTTTCAATTTCTAATCCGGCTCCTGCTGAAACAAACCCAAGAATTGACATTGTTATTGGGACGATAGCAAAAATTAAACCACCGGCAATAAATGCTTTTTTAACTTGTGATGGTTTTGTGGACCATGCTCTTTGCCAAAATGTTTGGTCGCCAAAAGGTCCAGATATCAAACCGATTGACAATGCTAAACCGTAAGTTAAAAATACTTCGATTCCATGTGCATCAAATAAGCCGTAAGCGTTATCGTTAATGCCATGTATACCTCTTGCTAATGTGTCCCAACCACCGGATTCAATTAAAACCCAAGGGGCAAGAATTAAACCGATAATTGCGATAAGCCACATTTGAAAATGGTCTGTTAAAACACTTGCGTTCATTCCAGAGAACATTGAATACCCAACAGCAATTAAAGACAAAGCAATAATTAGTTGAAAGTAACCAATACCTGTTAAGTTTGAAAGAATCAAACCACCGGCTAAAAGTTGAACGGCAAAAGACATAACCGATAGTGACGCTAAACAAAATAAATAAATACCTTGTACTCGTTTATTAAATCTTGCGCGAACATATCCGGATAATGTGAATCCTTTTGGTAATTGTCTAGTTGCTTTTTGAGCGAACCAACCAAATAGAATTAAAGCAAAAGCATTTGGAACTGTAAACCAAAATACTCCAACCCAACCATTTACGTAGGCTTGTTGTGAAGCAACGAATAATGCTGGCGCCCAAATCCATGTTGCAGCAATACTCATTGCAGATGGGAACCAATTTAATTCTCTATTCGCCACCAAAAATGCAGATTTAGTATTCGAGGCTTTTGTGTAATAAAGGGTAAGCCCAATACTTAAAGCGCCAAAGATTGCGATTAAAAGCCAACCTTGTGTTTGACTAAATAGTGTCATGTTTTGTATCTCCTAAATACAATTGACAAATATGAACTAGAGCAGTAGGTCCGTCAGCCATATCGTCTTGTTTTTTTGCTGCATTTACAGCGTCAAAGATTATTTGTCTTTGTTCTGGACTAAATGCATATGGAATACCATATATCTCTGATGACTCAACATTAAGATTATTTAATGGTGTGTTTTCATTATTATCAAGTCCGTTAAGAAATGAACTTGGTGATGGTGGTTCCAAACTTGGGAAACCTAAATCAACTAATTCCCAACCCTCGGCATCTAATTCCAAAAGTTGGTCTTTAAGTCTTTCATCTTCCCAAACTGCTAACTCGGCACTACGATTATCGGCTAAAGCAAATGCGCGACATTGTTCGTAAGACCAATCAGCAGGAGTGCGTGTGATTGTTACTTTATCCCAACCTAATCTTTTCGCTGCTTCCAAAGTGCCGTTACCAGCTAAGACGATATTGTCTGCCGTAACAACAAGTGGTTTGCGTTGCCCGAACAATTTGAGTGAGGCTTTAATTGCTTCGATGTTTATTTCATCATGTTTGCGAGCGTTGGCTGGATCATTCGTGAGGCTGTCAATTGCAACAGCAGTTAAGCGCAGTTCGTTCAATTTAATTCCCTTTTAAAAAAACCAATAATTTCGCGAC